GCGTGCTGCCGCTGGTGCAGATGATTTTGATTCGTTCAAACAAGGACTACCAACAACATTCAAAAATGGTATGTCTCTGTTTAAGGATGTTCGTAAACACATGGGCATTCGTGAATCATTTATCACACACCAAGTACAGCAGACAGAAGAAGATGTAATTCGTGATATGTATGTCGAAGGTAAAATCTTTACAATCGGTGAAGAGGTTACAGATACATACACTGGTGTTACAGGAAGTATTATTCGTAGAGGAACAAACTACGTTACCTTTATTGCTGAGAACGGTATCACATATAAGAAGTGGTTGTATGAACTGGAACTTGCTGAGGATGGGCCTTGTTGGGATACTCACAAACAAGTTGGTATGAAAAAGAAGAATGGTAAGATGGTGCCGAACTGTGTACCAAAAGATGAGGAAGTTTCAGAAAAAGAAGATCCAGACCTCAAAAAGAAAAAGGGAACTCAACCCGCTAAGTATTTTGCAAAAGATGCTGAGGGTGATGAGATGGCAAAGTCCACAAAGGACAAGAGAGATGCTCATTTCAAAAAACAGGCGAAAAAAGATGACGATACTAAATCTGCATACAAACCAGCGCCTGGCGATGCAACTGCAAAAACTAAACCATCCAAGTATACAAACAAGATGAAAAAGTTGTTCCCTGATTTGTACAAAGAAACGGTAGATGAGAGTGCAACAAAGTCACTACAAAAGAAAGCAGACGCTTCTGGTATTTCACTTGGTATTCTAAAGAAAGTATTTGATAGAGGACTTGCTGCATGGAAGGGTGGACATCGCCCAGGCACAACTGCTGTGCAATGGGGTCATGCAAGAGTAAACTCTTTTATCTCAGGCGGTAAGACAAGAACTACTGGTGATGCAGATTTGTGGAAACAACACAAGGGAAAGTCTGAAGGGTTCAAACAAGATAGTAAACTTAAAAATCTTAAAGTTGCTACTGGTAAGAGTGCTGTTAGAGCAAAAGATAGAGATGCTAGCATGAAGAAAAGAGCGGTACAAAGAAAAGGTACACCTCTTGCTGCGTCTGAAGACCCTAGAGAAATCGGTACAGATGCCAGAAGGGAAATGTTACAATCAATGACGCCAGGACAAAAAGTATTTAAGTTCTCAGAACATTTAGACTGTGGAACTCCAAGTTGTTGTAATGAATGTGAGACTTCAAGTCTTATTGAATCTAACGAGTATCGTGTAGGTTCAGAAAAGTATTACGAGTTTTTCCAAGAGAAGAGAGATGCCTATAATATCGGTGTCTATAATCCTGTAGGTTTTGATAAAGAACTTATGGAAGGTGATATTGGAAAGTATGATATGTATCAAGGGGAACACGTTCCATTGGACTGCCCTATGATATCTGAAGAGAAAGATGTAGAACTAAACAAACCAAAAGTGGGTGGGCCCAAGAAGTACTATGTGTACGTCAAAGACCCATCAACAGGTAATGTCAAGAAAGTCACATGGGGAGATACAACTGGACTGAAAGTTAAGTTGAATGACAAGGAAGCAAGAAAGAGTTTTGCTGCCCGTCACGATTGTGAAAATGCAAAGGACAAAACCAAGGCATCATATTGGGCGTGCAATCTTCCACGTTATGCTAAACAACTTGGTTTGAGTGGTGGCGGCAATTTCTTCTGGTAGACCATACACTCAATCTTATGATAATGGAATGATTATCAGAAGGTTTGATGAGGAAGTTGACAGTAGTGAACTGGTGTGGCACAGAGATGAACACACTAGGGAAGTAACGGTTGTAGAAGGTACTGGTTGGCAGTTACAACTTGATAACAAGAAACCAGAACCACTAGAACGTGGCAGACTATACAAGATACCGAAGATGGAGTATCACAGATTAATAAAAGGAACAGGGAAACTTGTTGTAAAAATATGGGAAGAAACAAATGACTAGATACAGTTCAACAATGACTGAGGCCCTGCAAGAGGTTCGTGAAGGGTTCTCATCAAAACAAATTAAAATGGCAATCGGTATTGCATCAGACAAAAGATATGCTGGTGGAAATATGACAGGTGCTGTCAATGCAATCGAAAAGATTAAAAGAGGATTGTCTGACCACCCACAAGTTGCCGCCGTTCTGAAAAGACAGAATGAGGACATCGAAGAAGAGATTGAAGAAGAAATCGAAATTGATGAAAAGAAAAAAGTAACAAAAACTTTTGGTGTAGAGTTTCAAATAGATGCTCCAGACGAGAAACCTATAACAACTGGAAAAGAACCTCATGTAAAAGTTATTAATAAACTAGTTAAAAAATACAAATTGCGTGATTACCATGCTGATGACCTTAGTAAGTTCAATGTTAAAGATGATGTTGGTGGTAAAGATGTTCAAAGGTTTTTCAAAGATTTATCTAAAGCTGGATATGATGTTATAAGGAAAAAAATAACTGATAATTATACTTCTACTGAGTTCGATTTTAGTGAAGAAATCGAAATTGATGAGTTGAAGATGGATGACCCCAAGTTGAATAAGATATTCGACAAACTAAAGAAAGGTCAAACCATCAAACTCAAAACAAGTTCTACTATCAATCAAGGCAAGGACTTTGTAGAGTATATTGTGAAATCAAAAAACACAGTAAACAAAGGCAGAGTTGAAAAGGTTACTCTTGTTACTAAAGGTAATGAGAAGGCAGTCAAGAAGTTCCTATACAAGAGAGATGGTAAAGTAACATTTGCAATCGGTGATATGGGTGCATCTATTGATGATATTAAAGAAGGTACATGGGCTCTTCCAGATTCACCAAAGGCAAAGGCAGAGTTGAAGAAACTTATGTCCAAACCAATCAAACTCGGCAAAGAGGGTGATGATGCAACAGATTTAATGTATTCACTTATTGGTGATGATGAGTTACTTGATGACTTGTATGTTGCTGGTAAAAAGAATCCAAATGGTGATGCAAGACCTGTTATCAAGAAGGCAATGAAACGACTTGGTATCAAAGAAGAAGTTGAACTTGATGAAGGTGTTCCTTACAAGTTTGCCGCAGTAGACAAAAAAGGATTGGTTATTGGATTTTCGTCTGACGAAAGAGATGCAAAAGACATGGCGAGAAGAAACAAGGGTAGGGTTGTTACTCTAACAAAACCTCTTCCAGATAACAAGAAGAGTGATCAGATGATTAATAGACCACTTCCAGACAAGATGGATAAGTTCCCAACCAATACGAGTGCAACACAGGGCAAACGTATGGGTGAAGAAGATGAAAAGAAACCAGACATGAGACCAGATTCTGCTAAAGAGGTAGAAATGGGGCGAGAGGATAAGAAGAAAACTCGTATCGCTCAGTTGCAGTTACAGATTGCAAAAGCACAAGAAACTATTAACAAACTAAACGCACAGGAGAAGCCTAATGGGTAAGTATCTTAAAACTAAAGAAGGTAGTATTGAGAGTGCTGTGCTTGAGGCAATGTCTCCGGCGCAACAAGCAGCAATCGCAATATCTAAAAAAGAAAAAGAAAAGAAAGAGGAAGAGAAGTTAACTGACGAAGAACTTTCTGCAAAACAAAAGAAGATTGACCTTAACAAGAACGGTAAAGTCGATGGCGATGATCTCAAGAAGTTGAGAGCAAAGGCAGACAAGAAAGAAGAAACCGTTGTTGAAAAGACAGAGTATGTTGAGTACAAATTCAAAAACAAAAATGATGCCATGGCAGCAAAGAAGTATTTTGATGGTATTCAGTTGATGGGTTTTGATGTCAACGATGATGGTGCAAGTCAAGGTGAACTCGCAGTAGATGCTGGTAAAAAGGACATGACTAAGTACCACAAAGAAATTATGAAAAAGTTCAAAGGTGTGAAAGTTGTCACAACAGAGAAAAAAGAAATTGATGAAGGCAAAATGAAAGACATGGTAATGAAGATTGATGACATTGTTGCCAAGATGAAGAAAGATTCCAAGATGAAGTCTTTTGCAGATAAGTTCAAAAAAGACGCAGAGAAGTCTATGGACATTGCAAAGTCTCTGGAAAAGGTTCTTCCTGATTATGTCGCTGGTAAGGATATCCAAAAACTTATGGCATCATATGAAGAAGTACAGGAAGAAACTCTCGCTCAACAAGCGGCAAAGGCAATCAGTGATATGTGGGCAGAAGCATCCAAATCCCCGAAAGAGGAAGAGGAAGAGACTCCTAAGAAAAAGGAATCTAAGAAAACCACAATGACTGGCAAACCAATGCCGGACGTTGAGATCAATCCTAAATCAGAGGAAAAGTAAATGCGAACCCTTGTCGAACTGACAAAGATATCAGAAGATGAACTACCCCCAATCTATTGTGACATGGATCAGGTAATATGTGACTTTATTGGCGGGTACGAAAAACTCACTGGTTTGGACTTTGCCAGAAGTGACAAGGAAGAGCGGTGGAATGCTATCACAGGTAAAAAAGATTTCTGGGCAACTCTTGATTGGATGCCCGGCAGTCAAAGAATGTGGAGTATAATTAATAAATATAATGCAAACATTTTGTCTGCATACTCAAATAGAGATGGAAACAGTAGGAACGGTAAGAAAAAGTGGTTATCCAAGAATGCCAAACCTACTGGTAAAGTGCATCTTGTTATGAGAGCAGATAAACAGAAATATGCCACAACTGGTGGTAAACCTAATATCTTGATTGATGATTATATCAAAAATATCAAGGAGTGGGAGAACGCTGGTGGTATTGGGATTCATCATCTGAGTCCAACACAGACCATTGCTCAATTGAAGAGATATGGATTTAGATAAATAGAAGAGATAAACTCTTAAACAAGGAGAAAGACTATGGCCCTATGGGGAAATACAGATGCAGATGAAGCCAAACCTAAGTTCTTCACTGCAGCTCAAAAAACTAACGTATTTGCAACCAATAGAGGTTGGGTACAATTAAATGGTAAAGGACTTGAAGAAGTCATTTGTGCAATCGGTGGATTGGCGGGAGCATTGAACGCTGCTGATATTACATCAGTAAAATTTGTTCAGACATCTCTTGCTGCTGGTTCAAGAACAATCTCAGTTGATGTATCATTCAACGAGAAAGTTGCTGTAACTGGTACTCCACAGTTGGTTGTGGATAATGCCAACAACTCAAGTGCTGGTAACGGAGACTACACACTAGACTACGCAAGTGGTACAGGAACTAACAAGTTGAGATTCACTAAAGCATCTCAAACTGTTGCTGCAACAGACGTACTTGCAATCGGTGGTGGTTCACCATCTGCTACAGCAGTAACACTTAACGGTGGTACTATTACTGGTGTTGATGGAGATAAACTTGGTACAATCACAATCGCTACTGCGACTGCTGGTTCTACTACATTCCCAACTGCTTCAGTTGATACGAATACCGATTCGATTTCTGCTGGTACAGTAAACACTCTAGTTGCTAAAGTACACTCTGCAACAGTTGCTGCTGGTGGCTCTAACTATGCAGTGGGTAACGAGATTACTATTGCAAATGGTTTCGGTACAGGAACTAACGCAGTACTAGTAGTTGCAACAGTTAACTCTGGTGCAGTATTAACTGCAACAGTAAAACCTGCTGCTCCTGGCGTGTACTCTGCAATCGCTGGTGGTGTTACAGGAATTGCACAACAATCAGTAAATACTGGTAGTGGTTCTGGTGCA